ATAAAAGGAGCTAACGCTAATAGTTATGTCACATTAGCTGAAGCAGACGCATACTTTGAAACTGTCCCAAGTTCTACACAATGGGATAATAAAGCTGATGATAAAAAGAACAGAGCATTAATATCAGCGACTAGATGGATTGATAGTTTTGTTTATTATGGAGACAGATGCGATGATGGACAAGCATTAAAATTTCCTAGAAATAACTATCAAGTAGACGGTGTTGAACTAGCCTGTTCTTCTATTCCGCAAAATATTAAATATGCACAATTTGAATTAGCTAGGGCATTAGCAAACGATACTGAAGCGATTACTGGAACAACTGGAAAAGATGGTAATTTTTCTGAGGTAAAGTTAGGAGATATACAGGTCAAATATAATACTGACAGTCAGGGAACTGGGGCTGTAAATAATATTCTTGATGTCTACCCGTGGTTACAAAGTTATCTTGGAGCATATATGCTAGGTGGAGCAGGAACATTTCAATTAAGAGCGGTTAGAGGATAATGGCAGGACAATTAGACACAGTATTAAAAAATATAGCCAAACAAGTTATAGCTGATCTTGGCAAATCTTTAGATACTTCAATTACTTATACAAGAAAAACATCTCCTGTTTACAACACCTCTACTGGTGCGGTAACGACAACTGACGTTACATACAATATAGAAGTACCGATTGAATTTGTTAGATCATCAGAGGAAACTGGATTCCAAGAAAATGTAGCAAGGTTATATGTAACACCAGATTTGATAGGAGATAGTCAGCCTTTATTACAAGATGAAATAACTCTTACATTTTCTGGATCAACCAGGTCAGCTAAAATTACAAATATTCTTACTCAAAAAGGTGGTCAAGAATATTTATTCCGTATTGACGTTATTTTCTAATGACTTTAGTAAACGCACGAGCAGCATTTGAAACTGCAATAAAGACTGCCGTAACTGCTGCTGATAATACAGTTACAGTAGTATTTGATAATATGCCGTTTACCACTCCAGGAAAAAATAAAAAGTATGTAATGGTAAGTTTAGACTTTACACAATCCACTACCCAAACTCATGGTAGTGCATCGGATTATTATGCTGGTTCTATAAGATGTGGAATTATGACACCACCAAATAAGGGAAGTGCTGTTGCGTCTGCCATAGCAGAATCAGTTATTGATGGATTGATCTCAGTAAACGCTCCAGGGTATTCAGATACATTTTCAGTAAGTCCGAGGGTATCAGCAATCGAAGGTCCAACTTCAATTAATGTAGAAGAAGATAGTCATTATTTAGCTGTTGTAAGTTGCGATTTTACTGCTAATGCCTAAAGATTTTAAAAAACACTTTACTAAAGATTTAGGAAAGGCAATAACTAAGGGAAGAAAAGAGGTTGCAAAGACAGTAGCTCGTTCTTTAATTGAAAAAGGTCCGTGGTGGACAGGAACATTTGGTGAAAACTGGATAGTATCAAAAAGTCCTGTACAGTCAACTAAGAAAAGAAAACCAGATTTTCCGCATTATTTAATACCCGATCCAACAGCCAGGCAGATAAAAAATCCAAGAGTTCCAAACGTAACACTAAAACAAGATTTATTTGTGGGAAACAGAGCTAAATATGCTGGTTTTGCTATCAACGCACCAGGTCAAACAAGACCTAGTATTAGTGGTCAAGAGGTAACTTATGCCCAACATGGTCAACAGTTTAGTTTAACTTCCACAGGAGGACCGAACTGGTACAATATCTATACAAAAGGAGGTCTTATCAACAAAGATATAGCATTAGCGTTTAAAAAGGTTGGCTTTAAGTAATAAAGTAGTAGTATAGTAGATGAATATACTAATTTATTTTGTATGCCAACAGATAGAGCGATTGATAAGCTAAAAAAGGCTTTTAGCATAGCTAACAAAAGCAGTTATCCTATTTATAAAAATGGGGAGCTTATTTTAAAAGTATATTGGTCCCCCTTAACTATTGCAGATAGAGACACCATAAATGCTACTTTAACAGCATCGAATAAAGGTCAAGATGAAGGAAGTCTAGATTTTGCTCTTCAAGTAATAATTAATAAGGCAGAAGATGAAACAGGACAAAAATTATTTGTTGAAGCAGATAAAGCAAGTTTACGAAGAGAAATACCTTTAGCAGTTTTGCTAGAGCTTATGACAAAAATGCAAGAATTGGGCGAGGAGGTTAGCTCTGATGCCGTAAAAAGCACAACTTGATAAGGACAACTATTTGTATTTACAGTTTTTCATTGCGGAAAGTTTAGGTATAACATTAGATTATCTAAAGAAAAATATGAATTTAGAAGAACTGTACGGCTGGAACGCATATTTTACATTGAAGAGTGAAAGAGAAGAAAAAGCATACGAAGATATGAAAAAGAAAGCTCAATATCGTAAGGTACGCTAAACTAAATGTAATGTTTTATCGAGATTAGTGGCATCTAATTACGAAGTTAATATAAAACTGAATACCAGGACTGTTAATAAGCAGTTAAATAATCTTGAAAAGCGTATATCAAAGTTAAATAGATTAGCTCAAGGTGGAAAAGCAAATAAAACAGTACTTCGTAATGAGCAGGAAAAAATAAAAAAGACAGGTCAAAGACTTGGACTAGAAAACAAAGTTTTAAAAAGAAAACAAGAGCAATTAAAAGTAGATCAGCAACAGTTAAAAGTTCTGCAACAATCGGCTAATGTAACAACCAGACAAGCAAGCGGTGGTGCAGGAAGAACAACTGGCGGAGGAGCAGCTAGAGGTGGTGGCGGTTCTGGGGCTTTATCAAGTGCAATTATTTCTGGTGCGTTTCCTTTATTGTTTGGACAAGGACCATTAGTAGCTGGTGCTGGTGCATTAGGTGGTGGAATAGGATCTCTGGTTGGTGGTCAAATGGGAGGTTTCGCAGGAGGTTTACTTGCAACTTCTATTGCAACACCTATCCAGCAGTTTGGAGTTGAAGCAGCAAAGTTAGGAAGTGCTTTAAATCCTGCCACTAAAAATGTAGAAGCCTTAACAGCAGCATTAGGTGTTACTGGAACAGAGTTTGAGAAAAACATAAAATTACTTCAAGAGTTAGGAGATGAAGAGGCAGCTTTTGAGCAAACAAGAAAAAAGATGCTTGGTCTAGTTGGTTCGGGGGGTGTTTCTTCCTTAGAAGAATTTGGGAAGGATACTACAGAGTTATCAAATAGTTTTGCTCAACTAATGACTCAAATGCAGGCTGGTTTTGCAGATATGATAAATTCTGCTGGAATATTTAAAATGCTTGCAGAGGGTGTAAAACGAAGTGTTACTCTTAATCAAGCTAATCAAAATATATTTGACGATCCACGGATAACAAAAATAAATGAACAAAGAGAAAGAAGAGCAAAACTAGGAGCTATAAGAGCGAACAAAGAAGGTATTCCAGGGTTTAGAGATTTAGACCAACAGGCTATAGACCTACAAGATCAATTAAATATAGAGAAGGCTATAGCAGATGCTAAAGAAGTGCAAAGAAAAGTAGCCGAAGCAAGTATGAAGAAAACAAAAGAACAAATTGTATTTTTAGAAGAACACGTTGATAAAACTGCTGAAGAATTTGAAATAGAAGTAAAAATAAGAGAATTAGAAGATAAGGGAGTAAAAGTAGATAGAGATAGATTTATTGCAAATGAAAAGAGACTAAATCAACTTCAAAGAGAAAGAAAATTAGCAGAAGAGACAGCAGCAGCATTTGAAAAAATGTCTCAGACAATAGCAACTGATATATCACAGGGAATACAAGGAATGATCCGTGGAACGTCCACCTTAAACGATGTCCTCAGTAATGTACTTAATAAACTTATAGACGCATCATTCAATATGGCTTTCTTCGGTAATATGCAGGGGTCACTCGGAGGTGGTGGATTATTCGGTTCAATACTGGGTGGACTTGGTGGACTGTTCGGGGGAGGGGGAGGAAGTGGAAAAACTGATGTTTTCGCAGGAATGAATCGTGGACCAACCGATCCAAACACGCTCACGATGGCTAGTTTTGCTAATGGTGGTAGACCTCCTGTTGGTAGACCTTCAATAGTAGGAGAACGTGGTCCAGAACTATTTACTCCAGGTGTTTCTGGGATGATTACACCAAACCATGCACTCGGAGGATCAACCAATGTAGTAGTAAACGTAGATGCTTCTGGTTCTTCTGTTGAAGGTGATGAACAAGGTGGTAGAGAACTTGGTCGTGTAATTTCAGTTGCGATACAATCAGAATTAATTAAACAGAAAAGACCAGGGGGATTATTAACATAATGGCTACTTTCCCATCAATCACACCAACATACGGACAACAAAAGAGATCCGCACCATTAACTAGAACAGTAAGATTTGCTGATGGGTTTGAACATAGAATATTATTTGGATTAGCAGAACATCAAAATCCAAAAGTCTATAATTTTACTTTTAACGTATCAGAAACAGAAGCAGATACTATAGAAACCTTTCTTGATGCTAGAGCAAATGATAGTGCCAGCTTTGATTTTACTGCTCCTGGGGAATCTGCATCACAAAAATTTGTTTGCCAAGGTTGGTCAAAATCTATACCTTATAACAACAGAGCTACAATACAGGCAACATTTAGAGAAGTATTTGAACCATGAGTACTGCTCCTATTATTACTGATCTACAAAAGATCAATCCTTCAGCAGTTATTGAATTATTTACTTTAGAAATTACTGCTGCCTTACATGGATCAAATGCCACATACAGATTTCATGCAGGTACAAATAGAGTAGGAAATGGAGATATTATCTGGGCTGGTAATACTTATATTAAAATGCCGATACAGGCAGAAGGTTTTGCTTATACAAGAGGACAATTACCAAGACCAAATTTAGTTGTTAGTAATGCTCTTGGAACTATTACAGCTATCTTGTTAAATGTAAATGCAACAACAGCAGGTAATGATTTAACAGGAGCTACAGTAACAAGAATTAGAACTTTAGCTAGATATTTGGATTCAGTTAACTTTCCTGGTAATACCAATCCATTGGGAACACCAGATCCTACAGCAGAGTTTCCACAAGAAATATATAAAATTGATAGAAAATCATCAGAAAATAGAGAGACAGTTACTTTTGAACTAGCAGCAGTATTTGATCTTGCTGGTGTTCGTGCCCCAAAACGTCAATGTACAAGATCTATATTTCCTTCTATTGGTACATTTAACTGATGGATTGGAAACAAGATGCACTTCTTCATGCGAAAGACCAAGATCCAAAGGAATCTGTTGGTGTTTTATTAAATATTAAAGGTAAACAACAATATTATCCTTGTGGTAATTTATCTAGTTATAGTCATCAATGTTTTATTCTTGATCCAGAGGATTATGTAAAAGCAGATAACTTAGGAGAAATAATAGCTATTATTCATAGTCACCCTGTAACACCACCTACACCGACTCAAGCTGACAAAATCAGTTGTGAAGATAGTGGTTTACCTTGGCATATTGTTAATCCTAAAACAGAAAAATGGGGTTATTATGAACCAACTGGTTATAAAGCTCCGCTATTGGGTCGTGAATGGGTTTGGGGTGTAACTGATTGTTGGTCTTTAGTAAGAGATTGGTATAAAGAAAATTTAGGTATAGATTTAAGAGATTGGGAAAGACCTTTAACACCAGAAGAATTTTTAAAAGATCCTATGTTTGAACAATGTGCATGGAGAACAGGTTTTAGACAATTAAGACCAGAAGAAAAATTACAAAAAGGAGATTTATTATTTATGTCAATAATGAGTCCAGGTTTAAATCATGTAGCTTTATTTTTAGGAGATGAAATTTTACATCATTTAGCAGATAGACTATCTTGTAGAGAGCCATTATCAGAATGGTTGTTAAAATGTATAGGAGGGAGGTATCGTTATGCTGCGTAAGGTAAAACTGTATGGCGAACTTGCTAAAATTGTTGGTCATAAAGAATTAGAAGCAAAAGTAGATAATATTAGTCAATCTATTAGATTTCTAACATCTAATTTTCCAAAAGTAGAAAGATATATAGCAAATACAAATTTTAAAGTTTTAGTTGGTGATTATCAAATAAGTGAAAAAGAATTAGAAGATCCTATAGGAAAACAGGATTTACATTTTGTACCTGTGATAACGGGTGCTGGAGGAGAAGGAGGATTAGGTAGGATATTAACTGGTGCAGCATTGATTGGTGTTGGAGTATTATCTGGTGGTACAGGTTTTGCTTTAAATACAACGCAGGGATTTGGTTTCTTTGGAGGTGGATTAGCAGCAACCGCAGGAAATATCGGTGTTGCATTGGCTTTAACAGGTGTTTCTCAAATGTTAGCTCCCACACCAAAAACTCCTGATTTTTCTTCAGAAGAAGATCCTAGATTATCGTTTAACTTTTCTGGTACGCAAAATACATCAAGAGCGGGTACTCCCGTTCCAATAGTTTATGGTGAAATATTTACAGGAAGTGTTGTAATAAGTGCAGGTGTTGATACTGAACAGGTGAGAGCATGACTATACCTAAAATTATTAGAGGTGCTGGTGCTCCACCCCCTCCCTCTGCTCCACCTCAACCCACTAGAACTCCCGATACTTTACATAGCAGACAATTTGCTACATTGATGGATTTAATATCAGAAGGAGAGATAGAAGGCTTTGCTTCTGCTTCTAAAGCTGGTTTAACAAAAGGAACAACTGCATATAATAACGCTGCTTTAAAAGATGTATTTTTAAATGATACTGCCATCTTGCAAGCTAGTGCCAACAATTCAAGTCCAGCTACAACTGATTTTAATTTTCAAGACGTAACCTTCGATCCTAGATTTGGAACTTCAAATCAAACTCATATCAATGGAATTGAAAGTAGTGAGTCATTGCAAACTGTTGGGGTTAATGTAACCAAGGCTTCTCCTGTTACAAGATCAATAACAAATACCGATATTGATGCTGTAAAGGTAACAGTAACTTTTCCTCAGATTCAAGTTGCAACAAGTTCTGGTGATTTATTAGGAAGTTCAGTAAATTTACAGATACAAGTGCAATACAATAGCGGTGGTTTTACTACTTTAATTGATGATACTGTTACAGGAAGAACTGCTGATGCTTACCAAAAAGAATACAGAGTAACTTTAACAGGTGCTTTTCCTGTTGATATAAAAGTTGTAAGAGTAACTGATGATCCTATAGATGCAAGTACAGTAAATACTTTCCAATTTACAAGTTTTTCAGAAATTGTTGATGATAAACAAACTTATTTAAATAGTGCCTATGCTTCTTTACGCATAGATTCACAACAGTTCAGTTCTATACCAAAACGTAAATATCGAATAAGAGGAATAAAAGTAAGAATTCCTGGTGCGGGTGCTAATAGTTCTGGAACTCCTACCGTTGATAGTACAACTGGTCGTATTGTTTATCCCGATGGATATATTTTCAATGGAGTTATGGGTGCTGCTCAATGGTGTTCATGCCCTTCGATGATATTATTGGATCTGCTAACTAATGTCAGATATGGATTTGGGGATCATATTACAGATAGTAATTTAGATTTATTTTCTTTCGTTACTGCTAGTAAGTATGCAAATACATTAGTATCAGATGGACTTGGAGGACAGGAAGCTAGATTTAGTTGTAATGTAAATATTCAAAATAGTAATGAAGCATTTGATTTGATAAATGAATTAGCTGGTGTGATGCGTTGTATTCCTATTTGGTCTGCTGGATCTATCACTCTTTCTCAAGATAGTCCCAAAGATAGTTCTTATATATTCAGCTTGGCAAATGTAGGAGAAGGTGGTTTTAACTATTCTGGAAGTAGTCTAAAGGCAAGACATAGTGTAGTTTCTGTTAGCTACTACAACATGGATTCGCAGGAAGTAGATTTTGAAGTTGTTGAAGATAGTGCGTTAATAGCAAAGATAGGAACTGTGGTAAAACAGGTAAAAGCATTTGCCTGTACTTCTAGAGGACAAGCAAATCGTCTTGCAAAGAATATATTATTTGCAGAAAATAACGAATCAGAAGTTGTTACTTTTACAACATCTCTTGATAGTGGTGCGATATGTAGACCAGGGAGTGTTATTGAAATAAATGATCCAGTAAGAGCAGGGATTCGTAGATCAGGAAGAGTAAATGCTGCCACCACAACTCAGATAACAGTAGATGATACGGCTTCTACAGATTTACCAACTACAAATAATCCAACATTAAACGTTATATTACCTGATGGAACTGTAGAAAGTAGAGATGTCTCATCTATCTCAGGTGCAGTTATTACAGTAAATAGTGCATATTCTCAAACTCCAAATGTTAATACAGTTTGGTTGCTGACAAATGATACAGTTCAATCTCAAAAATTTAGAGTAGTAACAGTTGAAGAGCAAGATGGTATAAATTATGCAGTTACAGCTTTATCTTACGTTCCTGATAAATATACGTTTGTTGAAGATGGTACATCTCTTCCAGCTAGAACTGTATCAACCTTTGTTGGCTTAAAAAAACCACCAACTGCTTTACAGGCTGAAGAAAAAATTGTTGTTATTAATAATCAGGCGGTATCAAAATTAATTGTAAGTTGGCAACCGATTACTGGAGTTACACAGTATCAAGTTAATTACAGATTTAATAATGGTAATTTTATATCTACAACAGTTTCTAGTCCTGACTTTGAGATATTTAATACTGATATTGGAACGTATGAGTTTCAAGTATTTAGTTATAACGCTGCATTACAGTTAAGTGCAACATCAGCTAATTTAAACTTTAACGCTCAAGGTAAAACTGCTTTACCAGGAAATGTAACTGGACTAACAGCAGAACCTATTAGTGAGAAGTTAGTAAGATTACGTTGGAATTTATCTACTGATGTTGATGTTATTCATGGTGGTCGTGTTTATGTAAGACACTCCACAAAAACAGATGGTAGCGGTACATTTACTAACTCTGTTGATCTTGTTGAAGCTTTAGCAGGTAACACCACAACTGCGGAACTTCCTTATCTTGAAGGAGAATATATTTTAAAATTCAGAGATGATGGAAATAGATTTAGCCCTGGTGAAACAAGTGTAATTATTGATCTTCCTGATAATCAAGCACCTTTAATTACACAGACAAGAAGAGAAGATACTGACAATCCAAAGTTTCAAGGAACAAAAACCAGTATTGATTTTGATTCTGCAACAGGAACTATAAACTTAGCTGGTTCTGGATTGTTCGATACGATTACAAATTTTGATCTTATTGGATCATTAGATGACTTTGGTGGGATTGCAAGTTCTGGTACTTATGATTTTGGAGGAACAGCAGGTGGAGATACTTTAGATTTAGGTGGTGTATTTAGTCTTGATCTAAAACGTCATTTCCTGACAGAAGGTTTTTATCCATCAGATTTATTTGATTCAAGAGGTTTAATTGATGATATTACTGATTTTGATGGAGCTACAGCTACAGAAGTTAATGCTGAAATGTTAGTAAGGTTTACTCAAGATAATCCTTCTGGATCTCCTACTTATTCTGATTTTCAAACTTTTGCAAATGGTACTTATAAAGGAAGAGGATTTCAATTTAGAGCTAAATTAACAAGTGAAGATACTGCACAGGATATTAGAGTTTCACAATTAGGTTATACAGCATCTTTACAGAGGAGAACAGAACAAGGTAATGTTACAGCAAGTGGAGCAGGGGCAAAGGCTATAACCTTTACTCATCCATTCTTTGTTGGTACTTCTTCTTTGCTTGGAGCGAATACTAATTTACCTTCTATTGGTATTAATGCTCAGAATATGGCATCAGGAGATTTCTTTGAAGTGTCTAGTGTAAGTGGAACAGGTTTTACTGTTCACTTCAAAAACTCATCAAATGCTTCGATTGATAGAAATTTCACCTATCAGGCTGTCGGATTTGGTAAAGGAGGGTAGAATAAACACAATGTTGATTATTTAAATGGCTCAACACGATTTTATAATTGATAACGGAACTGGAAGTGCCGTAAGGTCAGACATTAATAATGTTTTGCAAGCGATAGCATCTAATAATAGTAATTCTGGTGCGTTGACAACTAATTATGCGTTCCAATGGCACGTTGATACATCTGATGGAAATCTAAAAATAAGAAATGCTGCTAATAACGGATATGTAACTGTTGGGCCAGTAGCTACAACAAACTTTGGATTAGCACCTTTAACTGGAGGAACATTTACAGGAAAGGTAACTCATAACTATACATCTAGTTTGACAATACCTTCTGGTACTACTGCTCAGAGAGATGGTAGCCCTGCCGTTGGTATGTTTAGACATAACGCAACATTAAATCAGTTTGAGGGTTATAACAATGGTGCTTGGGGTGCGATTGGAGGAGGTGCTGGAGCTACTGGAGGCGGTACTGATGAAGTGTTTTTTGAGAATGACCAGACTGCTACAACTTCTTATAGTTTGACTGCTAATAAAAATGCACATAGTGTGAGTCCTACAATAAATAACGGAGTCACGATTACTGTGCCTTCTGGTGCAAAATTAGTTATCTTATAGTTATGGCTATTGCAATCAACGGATCAGGAACAGTAACAGGAATCTCAGTAGGAGGTTTGCCTGACGGAATAGTAGACGCAGATACTCTTGCAAGTGGTGTTGGAGGTAAAATCCTTCAAGTTGTTCAGACAGTTAAAACAGATACTACTTCTATTAATAGTGCTACTTATGCAGATATATCAGGTTTTACAGCTACTATTACACCTTCTTCTGCTTCAAACAAAATTCTAATTTCGTTTGTTTTACAATTTGGAGGAACTAATAATTCTTATGTAGCTTTTAAAGCTTATAGAGGTTCGACACTTTTACCTATTGGTACTGAAGGAACTGGTAACATGACTAATTGTAGTTTTGGTGGATATCTAGAACAAAATAATTCACAATTTGGAGTATCAACTGCTGTTTGGCAATATTTAGATTCTCCTAGTTCTACGAGTGCATTGACCTACAAACTTCAATGGGCATCAGTTTATCAACCAGGTGGTACATATCAGTTTTATCTTAATAGACCTTACAATGCAGATAATAATGCTTATAACCTTTTTGGTACTTCATCAGTTACAGCAATGGAGGTATCAGCATGAGTTTAGATCACGAAGCTATTTACAAAAGCCACTCAACAGTTGTTTCTATAGATGATTCTGCTGGTGCATTTGATAAAGACGGAAAGGCAGTAAATCTTGACCAGAGTAAGATTGATAGTGCGAGAGCAACATTAAATTCTGAAGCTGCTGCGGTTAAGTACAAAACTGATAGAACAACAAATGGTTCTACTGTTTACAGTTCTTTGGGAGATCAACTTGATATGTTGTATGCCGACATGAAGGCAGGTAAACTAGATACAACTGGAACGTGGGCTACCCACATCAAAGCGGTTAAAGACGCTAACCCAAAACCTAGTTAATTATGTCAGAGATCAAGGTAAATTCGATAAAA